CCATCATTGTTGACTGCAGCGTCTAATACAGGAACCAGGTTTGTGTACCAGTCTTTGGTCACGTCTTCACTGTATTCATCTATATCAACAACATAGAAATTGGACAACCCAAACGTCTCTCCTACGGCTCCATTAAAGCAGATCCTGACCTTCCATATCTCATCTTCCGTATCTTCCGGAATTGTTACTGTTCGTACGTATCCATAGAAATTGTTTCCGTAATAGGATGATATTCCATTGACATTTAATTTTGTCGACATATTCGTCCATGATACCGGCGCAGGTTCATACGCGTTGAATCCCCATGAATTGCCATTGGTAGCATCCACTGTAAAACCAAATTCTAATGTATGTCCCTTTTTATCTGTTATATCCACTTCAACGTATGCGTTGATCTGTGTAGCATTCAGCCTTGTCAAGCGGATACTGTTTGTTTCGTAGTCTACCGTATCAACTGATGCAATTCCTGTTTTGGCAGTAGATTCCAGATTTTTTATGAAATTCTGGGTAGAAACATAATTGGTCAATACCAGTTCTTTACCCCAGTCATCAATCATCATACGATGATAAATGTTCGCAGTGGTTTTTGCTGAAGTCTGTATCTCTTCTACATTTTTTTCAATGGAATCCAGACGATAATCTGTCTCGTACATATATTGTGAGGAGTCTTTGAACAGATTCTTTACGCGGACACCGTCTATATAAATAAAAACCTTATTCAAGCTTTTTAAATTGATAGTGTCTCCCTGGTTTAGATTGCTTCCCCGAATCACTTCCAGGGTATGTCCATTTGCACAGAGTTTATAATGACCTTTCTCTACCCGCGTGATATTATATTCCTCATCTTCTGGTATCAAAAGTTCATCGAAAAAAGCGGGCATATCCCATGTCCGCAATCCATTCATGTCGATATAGTGTGCTTTACAACAGAGGCTGTCGCATACAAGATATGTCGCCAATTCATAGAATTCTTCATCTGATAATTCTTCTCCGGTACCAGTACCATACAAATAATCATTGATCACAACTTTTGCTCTAACTTTATCATACCAGTTCTGGTAATAATTCCACACACTTTCCGTGCCATTTACATGTCGCCATAACGGTTTCTTTTCTCGGCCAACCTGCGAATGTGTACTTTCCAGAAGCATATAATCGTCCGGCCCTATGGAAGAAGGCAGGCCATTCGGATTTGCTGTGCTCACAGTATCAGCATACCAATCCTCTGACAGCTGATTAGGAAATGCCGCAAGTCCTTTTCCATGCGTATAATTCACTAGCTGAATATACTTTTCTCGCAATACTTTAGGAAAACCCTGATTGATTCTTCCTTCTTCTGTCTCCATACCGGCATCGTCATAAAAACAGCCATCAAGAGATATGCCCCCTTCGTATAGATCAACATATTTGTCTTCCGTATGCTCTATACCATTGTTATCCGTCCAAGTATAGGTTTCGATGAATTCTCTCTTTCCACTTTTTGTTCCGCCAATATGTGCGGCATACTCAAGCAGCTGGAATATTTCCCACTTCGTATGGATACGGACAGCTCCGGGATGTTTTGAGGCTTCCTCTTCATCCCAATAACCACCTTTTCCAAGAATATGGCTCCAATCGCCATCTCTTCTCCAGGAAGCGATCGTAATATAGTAAAAGATTTTGAGATCTGGATTCAATGCACGAGCTTTTGCGATGATTCCCAACTGACGTTTTTTATCTTCTTCCGTAAAACTTCCAGCATACAAAGTTCCGCCAGCAACTACAATATCATTCTGTGCAATAACAGCAGCCGCTTCATCATCATTTTGACCATAGTCATAGAAATTATGGTACCACAGGCAAGCCTTACCAAGCTGTCTGCGTTTTCCTTTTCTTGCGTCATACTGAACTTTGTCCAGCACCTCATCCAACCTGGTGCCTCCATCGTCAACCTGGATGGCATGGGATTCCATCAGGGGGAAATCCTGGTTATTTGCTGGGGTTAGACCCGAAATGAGTTCTATACTTCCTCTGTATCCACTCATATTTCCTCCCTTACTCAAAAGCTTCTCTGTTTAATTTAAAAGCGACAAAAGCATCCATCATAGCCGCGACAGCATCGATCTTCGCTTCATGTCGTCGTTTCAATAATTTACGGTTTCCATTTGTGTCCTCTATTGCGATGCAGTTACCCATGGTAAATGACATAAGAGCCTCATCAAAAATGAGCATTCTTTCCTCAGACAGTTTCTTCAGCTCACCAAGCGGGACTGATTCTGTCTTAGCTCCCTGTATGACTTTTTCAATTCCAAACGGCCCATTCTCCCGTTCCCACCTCTCCACAAAGTCTCTGGCATTATACGGGTCATATCCAACACAACGAATGTCGTATTCTGCTTCGGCTATGAAATTATCAAGATCCTCGTACACCTGCATCATGTCGAGAATATTTCCGGGCATAACAATAAGACTGCCCTCTTTCATAAAATCGTTGTATTTAATTCGCATTGCTGTGGGAAGTTTGCTCAGAGTGAGCTCGGATATGTAATTTCGGGTTTTTATTCCGAAAGCACCATTCGACAATGGAAATAAGAATGTAAACGAACAGAAGTCATCTCCCTGGGATAAATCCGCACCCATAGAGCAAGGCATCTGCCAATACTCTCTTCGTCGATGAGGAAGAGTTTCTTCATATGTGAAGTAATATGTGTATCCCTCCATAGGAATACCAAAACGTTTGGCAAGAATATCATTGCGGACTGCTGGGTTGTTCTCAGCTCGTTCTACATCCAACTGATAAGTTTCATATGTAACTGTCTTTCCGAGATTCGGATTTGCTTTAATCCACTTATCCGGATCGTTAACTTCATCAATGGAATCTAATTTATACCACCAGATTGAAGTATGCGGAGCTTTATACTCACCTTTGAGTATCTTCATCAATTCCATTTTGATTGTGTCGCCAGATCCGTTACGGACCGTTCCCTCTGAACTTATGGCAACTATGAGATAATCATCGTTTGAGCCACCACTCTGCTCTTTTGCGGCACCCTGCTCCAATGCTCCGATGACGTCTTCCCGTATATCTCCGGAAAGCCATTCGTCAACGGTTGCAATCTTAACACGCAATCCCTGCAGTTTATCAATGGACATAGGTCTGACTTCTAAAAGTGATCCTGTGAGAAAATTCTGAATTCCTTTCTTAGTCGAAGCCAGTTTAACACGATTCGCCTTAGATCCAGTCGTGTTCTGGAGTGAGCCTTCGGTAAGAAACTTATACAATGGCCCTCTTGCTCTGGTGATGGCGGTTCGAATTGGTGACATGACCTCTTCTGCCTGAGCCATAGTCGGAGCGGTTGTGACCTGATGTGTTGTCGCGGTGTTGACGTTCAGTTCGTAATTCTGCAAACAGGACGCATACATTGATTTCGCCGCGCCTCGGGCAACGATTAAATACTGCTTGGTAATTAGTCTTTTCTTAATCCGTCTCATCTCGTAGTGGCCACCACTGCCTGTTTCGGACGGAACAAAAACACTTCGCTCAATGAAGTAATACCATCCAAAAATCTGTTCGGCCCATAGTTTGAACGAGTCGAGAAGATATAAATCACTACCGTCTGTTAAAGTAAGCTCATTCTCACAATAATGGATAAAACCTTCAACTGCTCTATCATCATACCAATATCTTGGATTATCGATAAGCTGATCAATTCGATTCATTTCCAATGAAACCGTTTCACAGACCGAGATTTCTCTCCGGATTACGGCATCTCGAAACATGCCATAATACTTCGGTACGGCGGTGTTCGATAATGCCATTTGTTGTTACTCCTATTTTTTCTTATTGTTGGTATAGACTTTCAGATCACCATTTAAGCCGAAATTGCGGTTCGCGGCATCTGTAAGTTTTGATTTTACTACCTGCTTAGCCACATCTGTTACGGCCGGAGCAATTACGTCTTTTGCTACTTTATCTATGAAAACTTTACCTCTGGAAACTTTTTTCGGACTCAAACTTCCAAGCTCCTGCTCCAGTTTGATTCTGTTGATTTTAGTACGAATTTCATCGTCGGACATTTCGCTGACGCTTTTTTGCTTCGGTTTTTGAGTGGACGATTTTTTAGTCGGATTCCGTCTCAACTGTTTTCCAGTAAGCTTCGTATAATTATCTTTCATTTTCTTAGCTTTTTTCTGTCCAGCTCTAGTGAGACTTCCGTCTTTGTTCTGATATCGTCGGACTCCCCATTTCATGTTAAGGACACCATGATGGGCTAAAAATTCTGTATCTCCCATTTATGTCACCTCCTCACTTTCCGCTTCCGAGTTAAGTCTCCACTCAAACTCATTAATCATCCGATTCATACTTTCAGCAACAACCGAAGTTGTTGGCGGATCGAACAGTATTTTAACTCTCATACCGACATAGGACTTCGTTGCTTCGAAATTCTTATCGGATGGGAGAAAATCACGCCAAACAGATGTTTTGTCTGAAATAACGAAACCAGCCGCGGGACCTACTCCAAGCTGATTTAAAACCATAAACACTGAATTGATGTGCATAATAAGCTGCTGGTCAAAAGCTGTATACTCTTCCTGAATACCCAGTTGCGCTTTAATCGATGTTAAAATACTTTCATTCATCAAGCTACTCCTCTTCACTTCTTCCATGGACAAGTGTCATTTCTACGCCGTTCTATAGGATCGCTCCATAGTATGGAATCATCCCCATAGTGGATTGCGTCATGAGTTCTTTTGACAGTGCAAATCAGATATTCTGGATTCAGCAACAAATCACTTCTCTTGAGAATATCCTCTTTCGTGATCGGATTCATATGATGGACCAGGATTTTACTATAAATCTCTCGCCCTGAAATTCCTAGATCACACCCACCGTCTCGAAAAATCACCTGATCTCTTACTGACAACCATTCCGGCGACTTATAGAAAATCTGATTCAAATATCTGTCGAATCCGAATGTTTCCTGACCAACTACTCCACCGATACGAAGATACTTGTATCGTTCTTTAAAAGTTGGAAATGTAATCAACTCAGAATATGTCTTAATACTCATCCGGATCACCTGCTCCGCTGTAGTCGCGCATAGCTCGAAGAACTTCTTCATACATAACCTTAGATTCAGCACTCTCTTCCAACGCTTTTGTCTTCGCTCTCAGAAGCTTGTTCTCTTCTTCAAGTTTTTCTCTCTCGAGTCTTTCTTTTCCCGAACCCAGTTTTAAAAAATGAGTTATAACCTGCGAAGAAGCCGTACCTTCCATCATCTGTCTTTCAGCGCAATCCATAGCCAGAGATATCATCTGGTTTTCTTTTGCTTCCGGCGTAAGCATTGGACGCCGTTCAGTTTTTGCTACCTTTGGCATCGTTTACGCCTCCTTGAATTTAATTGTTATCGACTATTCGTCAGATTTCATTAATGTTATGCTGTCTTTAGAGGAGTTTAAGGAACCTATCGGTACGAGGTTGACTAACTCAA